TAACATCTTGCACTTCTTCAGGGCAATCTTCTAGGAATGGAAATTGGTGATGTACTCTTAATTTAAGTTCTGCTAGTTTTCTCTCTAGTATCATATCACAAATATCTTCACTTAACACTAAATCCTTAATAGCAAAGCCATAGCCTATAGTATCATAACCTTCAGTACACTTATAAACTTTGCTTCTAAAACCTTCTGATTTTTTAATGTTATCTATTAAAGACATTAACTAGCAGATTTTGAATATTTTTTAGGCTGTGCATCTGATATAATAGTAACACCACAAGCAAGAACTGCTGCATTAGCTGCAAAGATTTTATCTGTAGCTGCTTTTCTTATTATTACAGTATCTAATCCTTCTAAACTAAAAGTTCCAATATCTGTTCCATCAGATGTGTTTAATGTTACTAAATGCTCTGTTCCAGCAGCAGCAGAATTGTATAGCCTTACAAATTCACTTGAGCCTACATTTGAAGATCCTGCATCATCTGTTCCTAAAGCAGCTTCTGTAGTTATTGGTGAGAATATAATCATAATTATACACCCTCCACTTTGCAACCTTTAGATTCATACATTTTAATCTCTGCATCTTCTAACCCATCTCTTTCTATTACATTGCCATTAGGTTTTGTAATTTTATATTTAACACTTACTTTTGATTCTTTTTTTACTTCTTTTTTAACTGATTTCTTTTTTTCTGACATTATTTATTCTCCTTAAATAACATTGCCTTTTTTATCAAAACTTACACCACCAAACATTCCTATATTATCAGCACCCTTGCCTTTTTTATTTCTGACAACTCTTTCTGTTACTTCTTGCATATAATCCATATATTTAATTTTTTTGCCTTTATAGTATGCTTGTTGTCCTTTCTCATCATCTCTAACAAGTTTTAGCTTTTTATTAGGGTCAAGCTCACACCCAAATTCTTTATTATTTAAATTGCCTATATCTTTTTTATTTGACATTAGAAGTAAAAGGGAGGCTTTTACACCTCCCTTTCCTTTATCTATTATGAGATTTCAGTATGTATTTCAACACCATGTAAATCAACTAATTCTGAAGCTGCCCAATATCCATTAGCAACTAAATTAGTAGAAGCACCTAACTCATTTCTTTCAGTTCTTAACTCTATGAAGTTACCTGCACCAAAGTCCATGTAACCTGCACCTAAAGCAGTTTTAGAATAGATAGCACCTTTCTTTCTTCCTGTTGCACCATCAATAACTTGTGGTGAAGTAAAGAAGTCAATACCTGCTATGCTAGTAACAAAACCTGCTCTATAGAATTGCTCACCTACAAAACTAGCACCACCATGAGCAAATGCACCAACACTTGAAGCAGTTGCTGTAGTAGCTAATTCATTAGATAAACCAAAAGAGCCATACATTTGTTGTGGGTGTAGAACTGCTGAATAAGGTCTAGGAGCATCATTAGTTTCCAAAGAAGCTACTGCGTCCATTATATCTAAAAACCTTAATCCATCATCAGTTCCTTTAGATGTTGCAAAGCCATCATATAATGCACAAATATTTGCATCAAATTCTGCTGCTACTGCATTACCTAGAACTTGTCCTGCATTTACCATTAAGGCATCTGCATTACCATGTGCTGCTAGGTCAGTTACTCTTGCATTAATGTGATTTCTTAATATTTCCACATTAGTTGCAGCAGTTGTAATGCTAGTTGCTGCTACTTCTGTATCTTCATCACCTGTTGCTTCATTAGTAACATCTGAAACACCTAATTTACTATATACTGGAAATTGTACAACATTACTTCCTGATTGAGCTGCTACCATTGAGATAGTAGAAGGAGTAACTGCTGCTTTGTTGAATTGTACTATTGCTGCTGCAATGGTTTTCCCTAAACCACCAGCTGCAACACCTACATCTGTATTTGCCATTTTTCAGTCCTCTTAATTACACATTCTTTCAACTGCTAAATAGCCTTCATTTTGAATGTGCTGCTATTTAAAGCCTGTTATTTAAAATTACTTAATGTAACCTTTAACATTCTGCTCTAAATACTTTTCAGCACCTTGTGGGTCTTTTACTGCAAACTCTTGTATGCTATCATAACCACCAAAATCACCTTGTGGTGCATTTGAAGCTGCTCTGTTTGTATTTGTAGGAACAGAATTTACTTTAGTTACTTTATTTACATACAACTCCAATTTATCAAGTGATAGTCCTTCTGCAATAGATTTGTCAGTATCTTCTGTTAAAGTTTCCATTAAAGAATTTCTCTTATTAGACTTGTACTCCTCGTATTCCTTTACAACTGCTGAGGACTTTTCAAGTTTAGCATTAGCTTCATCAAGAAGTGTTTTGTATTCACCCTGCTTTTCTAACTGCTTCTGCCTAGCTGCTTCTTGGTCTGCTTTAAACTTATCTAATTGAGATTGAAGATCTGATACTTGAGATTTATAATCATTCTTCTGAGTATTAACCTCATCAAATCTTGACTTAGGGATATTATCTTGTACATTGTTTTGACTAGCTTCTGTGCTAGGTTTATTTACCTGATTTGCTTCAGTTTGAGTTGTGTTATTTTCTGACATTTGAACCTCTTTTGTGAGTAATTAGTTTATAAAACTTCGCTATAATATAATTGAAAATACTTAATAACAAACATTTATTTCTTCTTACCTATTGTAGTTGTTCTTGTACCTTTAGGCATAACTTTCTTTAAATGCTGATTAAATAGCTTCATTAATTTTTGTCCAGTAATCTTTTTAGGGAAGGGGTGTTCCTTGCTAGTTAATACCCTTTCAGGATTCATTTCTCTTAAATGCTTTACCTTATAAGCATGAGAAGTCCAACCTATATAAACAGCATTATTTTTAGCATCTGTAGAATGGTCTGTATTAAGCATTAAGTTCCCTGATAATAATGGTGCTTTAGAATTTGCAAAAGATTTATTTTGTAATTTTATATTTCCTGTAGCTTTTTGTTTTTTATACTTAGCAGAGTAATTAGGAAAAGGTCTATCATTAGACATTCTTGGATTAGTCTTATCAAATATATAGTGTCTATATGCATTGACTGCTACTGACCCAAAGTGATTCCAAAAATCTTTATTGAATAGTGGAGTAGGCATTTTAAATTTTTTACCTTTAGCCATTCCACTCATCTATTAATTGTTCTAGTCTTTTACTGAAATCTGCTCCACTTATCTTGCCTGTGCTTCTTGCTTCTGCTATTTCTCTATACTGGTCATGTTGCTCTAATGTTAAATTACTGATAAATGATTTTTTTGTTAGCTTTGGTCTATTAGGATTTTTCTTTGCAGGTTTTCTTGCCTTCCTGTTCTTTCTTTCTTTTTCTATGTCTTTAAGTCTTTTACTTGCACCTTTTGAGTCATGTCCAAACTTATCTTGTACTGCTATTTCCCACTTATGCCTACAATTATAACCACCACCATTAATAAACACATCACTACCAAATGTTCCTTCTATTTCTGCTTTTGTAAGTTCACCTGCTGACATCATTTCTAAACAAGCCACTCTAGTTTTGCCATCTAATGCTCCTATATACACATATTTAGTGTTTTCAGGCATTTTGTCAATCATTAGCTTAGTAACACTCCTTGAGTATTCATTCATAGCTGTAGCTATCAATGTTTCAATTTGGTCAGGTCTTAATGATTTTTGACCTCTTATTGCATTCATTACTGATTGTTTTCCTGCTCCTGAGATTATACCATTTACCACTTCTTTTTTAATAACTTGAGCCATATCATCAAGCTGTGATAATAATGATTGTGTGTTGTAGGTTATAAGTGATTGCAAGGTATCTTCTGCAAGAACTGCAAACCCTTGTATAGACTGGAGCATTCCTTCATGTGTTTGTTCAAATAGATTAATAGCATTGACTGATTTTGCCTTTACTATTTCTTTTACATTTAAATCCTCAATAAATACTAAAAATTCTTCAGCAGTTTTCTGCCCTTTAAGTTTGTATAATTGTTCAATGGTTTCTTCTTGGACTTGCAGTAGTATATCTGTAACAAGTTCTGAGTTTTGTTCTATAAATAGTTGATCTGACATTAAGCCATCAACTCCCACTTAATAAACTGGTTACTGTCTTCCTTGATTGCCAAAACTTGCAACTCCAATATCTAGCTTTAGTTTTGTCTTTTGGTTTGTTTGAGTCGCATTTATGCCTAGCCCTAAAACTTCTCCTTCTTTCATCAGAAAATCTTTTAATAGATAAATTAGGATCTCCAAACATTACTTTTTTTACCTTATCACCTGACTTAACATATACTTTAAATTTCTTTCTGCCATAACCTGCCTCACCCTTAGTGATTCTACTAGGTTTATCAAGTGTTACTTTTCTGCCTTGATATTCTGCCATTACTTCTTAGTCTTTCTTCTAACTTTTCTTTTTATAGATTTTTTAACCATTCTTTTCTTTGGTCTGCCTACTTTACTTCCATAAGTTCCTTTACCTTTTGGCATATATCCTCCTATACAGGTCTAGTTAATTGTGCTAATAATGTGTTTTCTTCTTCTACTTCTTCATCATCTTCTGCTAAGTCTGCACCACTTCTTTCAAATAAATAATCTTCTGCTGAATCTCTATCAGGAAATCTGTCAGGGTCTTTCTGCATAAGTATATCTGCTTTATCTATTAAACCATTAGATAACTCCCATTCCCATTTTTCTCTTTGTTCTTTGTCTGATAATACTTCCATACTTTCTTCAAAATCCACCTGCTCAAGTTCTCCTGCATCTTTACCAAAATCAACTGCTATCATTAGCCTTTCCAGTTCAAATAACTGCTTCTCTACTTCTCTCCACTTAATAACATCAGATATTCTTTCATCTGTTAATTCTTGGTTTCTTAGCTTAATAGCCACACCTGATTGTGCAGTAGTACCTTCAACAAAGCTAATATCTATGTGGTAGTTCTGTGCTAACATCTTATAAGCAGTAGTAACTGCACTTGTTATAGATTCTACTGTGTTAGGTGGGCTTACTAGATTCATAGTGCCATCTGCACCTAAGAAGCTAATCTTATCAGGCCCAACATCTAAATCATCTTTCTCTATCATACTTCCATTAACATAAATATAACCAAATGATTGGAACATTATGTTAGCATTCTTATTAGTTTCTGCTACATTGATAAGTGTGTTAGTTTGTATTAAATCACTACTTGCATCTGTATCTAAGTAGCTTGATTCAGGCTTTCCATCTCTCCAACACTCAACAAATGGTAATACACCATAAGGATTAATCATATCAGGGTTTAGTTCATCTGTATAAATCTTTCCATTGTTATCAAATGTATAGGTATTATCTTTGTCCCAGTACACATACAATTCAGGAGTATCATCAAATACAGTATCTTTACTTGCTATAGGATATACAATAGCAGTAGGCTTTAATGGGTCATCTCCATCAAATATAGGCTCATAATCAAATATAATATCATATTCAATGTGCTGCTCATTCTTATCATTAAATCTTACACAAGGCTTAATTAGCACAGCATCAAGTAAATTGCACATTCTTTCTGCTCTTTGCAGCTTAAAGTCTTTGTGGTGAAACATCAGAGGAGTTTCTTCTTTTGAGTATGTTCTTTTAGGTGGCTTCATATACACAAGTGATACTCTATCAATAATTCTTTTAGTAACATTGATATTAGCAGATGGTACCTTTTCAA